AGCAGCTAAAAATCCTAATAGTCGTTTAAGACAAGCAAGGAGAAGATGGAAATGTTAAAACCTAAAGAAATAATGAATGGAGTTTCTGTCGTTCTTGTTGCTGGATCTATAGCATGGATAGTTACTACTCTTATTGAAGTGGATAAAAGAACTGCTGTTACTGTAGTAAAGGTTGAAGAAAACCACAAAATGTTACATACTTTGTGGATAGATTTTATTAATAGGAAGACAATTGATGGCAATCTCGCGGGGATCAATGTCCCAACAAATAACAAAAGCACCAGGTAAAAGGAAGTGGAGTGCCAAGAGGAAGAGGAAAATCAATTGTGCCAGACCTCGTGGATTTTCTGAAAAAGCACATTGTGCCGCTAAAAAAAGGCGAGGTAGTAAGAGGTGAACCTCAAAAGGTTTGTCTTAGATGTAAAAAAAGACAGTGGATGTGTACCTGTTGGAAACTAATGAAAGGAAAATATTATGCCTAAAGACGCATGTTATCACAAAGTAAAAGCCAGATATAAGGTTTTTCCATCGGCTTATGCATCGGGCGCTATTGCAAAATGTAGAAAAGTTGGTGCAGCTAACTACGGAACTGGTGGTAAAAAGAAAAAGAAAGCAATGGGTGGTGGATTAAATGCCGCTATCGAAAAAGTAAAACAAGAAACAATGACTGCCAAAGAGGGCAAAGTTGTTAAAATGACTAAGCGAAAATCAAAAAATAAAAACATAGCCAGAGGTTGTGGTGCTATAATGTCTGCTAGAAGAAAGAAAACAAAGTATTCATAATGGCTGTAAGAAAATCAAAAAAAGGTCTAGCTTTAAAACGATGGTTCAAGGAGGACTGGAGAGATGTTAAAACGGGCAAAAAATGTGGTCGTCAAAAAGGTGAAAAGCGTGGTACACCTTATTGTAGACCGAGCAAAAGAATTAGCAAGAAAACTCCGAAGACTGTTTCGGAGATGACAGCAACAGAAAAAAGAAGTAGAATAAGACAAAAGAATCGTCTAGGTCAACCAGCGGGTGCTCCTAGAAGAGTCAAAGCATTAAGAAGAAAGAAGAAGTAATGGCAACTTCAAACTCAAGAGATTTTGATTTAGATGTAGCAGAACTTATCGAAGAGGCATACGAGAGATGTGGTTTAGAGATGAGAACTGGTTACGATGCTAGAACTGCAAGAAGATCTTTAAATCTTATGTTTGCTGACTGGGCAAACAGAGGACTTAACTTGTGGACTGTAACACAAGAAACAAAAGCAGTTACATCTGGCACGGCTACATATACATTATCTAGTGAGTTTGTTGACCTACTAGAAGTTGTATTAAGAAATAGCTCTGGTACAGATTTTACTCTTACACAAATGAGTCGTGGTGAATATTTAAGGATACCAAACAAAGATAATAGTGGACAACCAAGTCAATACTTTTTTGATAGACAAACTACACCAACGATAACTCTTTGGTCAACTCCAGATAAGTCGTATACATTGGTCTACTATTATGTGAGAAGAATACAAGATGCAGATAGTTTAGTTAATACAACAGACGCACCTTTTAGGTTTTTACCATGCATGGCAGCTGGACTTGCATACTACATATCTGTTAAAAAAGCACCAGATAGAATACAAATACTAAAAAGTATTTACGAAGAAGAGTTTCAAAGAGCCATGTCAGAGGATGCAAATAGCACACCACTTAAACTAACACCAAACATATCATACTTGAGGTACTAATGGCTAGATATGCAAGTGGCAGAAGAGCATATGGATACTCAGACAGATCTGGGTTTCGTTATCGTCTTCGTGATATGATAAAAGAATGGAATGGTTTAAAAGTAGGTCCAGATGAGTACGAACCTAAACACCCACAATTAGAACCTAATTATCCAGGTCCAGATCCCACAGCATTATACGAACCAAGACCAAATCAAGATACAGACTTGGTTTCATTTGTGGTGTACACAAATTCAGGAGATGGTATAATAGGAAAGAAATTAACAAATTTTACGGCTACGACTAGCCTTGGAACAGTAACAGTGAGTACATCATGAGTTTTACACTAACTACACTAACAGCATCAATAAAAGAATGGACTGAAAATGATGAGTCCACTTTTGTAGCAGAGATACCTTTCTTTATACAGAATGCAGAAGAAAGAATATTTAAATCAGTAGATCTAGATTATTTTAGAAAAAATGTAACTGGAACTATGACAAGTGGTAATAAGTTTTTAGAAAAACCGTCTGATTATTTGGCAACTCATTCATTATCCTATGTGAACGCCAGTAGCGAGAATGTATTTTTATTACAAAAAGATGTAAATTTTATTCAAGAATATACAGCAAACCCAGCTACAACTGGATCTCCTATTTATTATGCACAGTTTGATGTAGATACTTTTATTGTAGCTCCAACTCCTAGTAGTAGTTTCGCAGTAGAACTACACTATTATTATAGACCAGCTTCTCTTACCACAGATGATTCTGGAACAACATGGATTAGTACAAACGCACCAGATGCACTTTTATATGCCTCTCTCGTAGAAGCGTATACTTTTATGAAAGGCGAAAATGACTTGATTCAATTATACAATTCGCGGTATGGTGAAGCATTGAGTCGTTTAAAAGTTTATGCAGAAGGCAGAAACTACTCAGACTCTTATAGAGATGGACAAGTAAGACAAGCGAAAACTTGATGAAAAATAAAAGTGTGGCTATTGTTGGACTAGGCAATAGTTTTTCAGAGTACATATTAGCAAAAATAAGAAGTGAAAAGTTCGATGAAGTTTGGGCAATTAACTCTATGTCTGGTGTTATTTATCACGATAAGTGTTTTATGATGGATCCACCATCAAGATTTCTTGATACACCAAATGCTGGTAAACAAACTAATATTATGGCAGACAGATTAAAACAAAAAATAAATATACCTATTTTTAGTTGTACTTTAGATGAAAGATGTCCAGATGTTGTAGAGTTTCCATTACAAGAAGTAATTCAAAAAACTGGATATGCTTATTTAAATAATACTGTTGCTTATTCATTTGCGTATGCCATATCGCAAAAAGTTTCAGAGTTACATTTATATGGCATTGATTTTACACATAAAGCAATCAACTTCGCAGAGGCGGGTAGAGCTTGTTGTGAGTTTTGGTTGGCTATTGCTATATCAAAGGGAATTAAAGTAAACATTGCTCACAATTCATCTTTGTTAGATATGAATGTGCCAGAGGATCAAAAGTTATATGGTTATCATAGATTAGATGATCCACTTGTATCTACCGCAACAAATGGCAGTATGCTAATTACAAGAAAATCAAAATTAGAACCACCAGAGCCATTAGATGCAACACCAAATATTATTGGAAGAGAAGATATTCCAGGAGTAACTTACGAGGAGAAAAAAAATGTTTAACGTCAATGTATCACAATTAGGAAGTGTAGTCGTAAAAACCTCAGAACAAGGAGGTTTAAACAATGAACAGATAGCAGATTTAGCTGTAGAAAAAATTGCAAGTGTATCAGAAGACGCACCTTCACATTTAAAAGAACAAGCTAAATTATTTAAAGAGCAACTTAAAGGAATAATTCATCATTATCTTCTCTTGGCAAGAAAGGAAGAACGTGCTAGTATTATCCAAGTCTTGCGATCAAGTGGTCACAAGGAAATGGCTGAATATATAAGGAGACTCTAATATGGCTATAGCACAAGCAATGTGTACTTCCTTCAAGAAAGAGTTGTTAGAAGGTGTACACAATTTTAAAAACTCTGGTGGAGACACTTTTAAGTTAGCACTTTTTGCAGAAGGAACTGGTGCAAAATCATCAACAACTGCAACATTAGGAGCATCAACAACTGCACTTGTTACAACTGGTGAAGTTTCTTCAAGTGGTACATATGCAACAGGTGGTGGCACTTTAACAAGAGTAGATCCAACTTCCTCTGGAACAACTGCATTCACGGACTTTGCTGATTTAAGTTTTACTACTGCAACAATTACTGCAATGGGCGCTTTAATCTATAATAGTTCTGATAGTAACAAAGCAGTTGCTGTCTTAGATTTTACATCTAACAAAACATCTACAGCAGGTACTTTTACAATCCAATTTCCAACAGCAGACGCATCAAACGCTATTATTAGAATAGCCTAACAAAAGGCTAACCAATGGCGAACATTACTGGTTGGGGTCGAGGCACATGGGGTGAAGGAGCGTGGAACGCTCCTCTAGCCGTTGAAGTTACTGGTGTTGCTGGTACTACGGCACTTGGCAATGAAACTGTTACTGCTGGAGCTAGTGCTGTCATTGACTTCAGAGACAGCCTCATGGCTACATCTTTCAGTCAAGAATTTGGCTTGACTGTAGATGGTTTTGTCAACGATGGGCAAACAATAGGTAATGGCTCAGACACAGAAGACATCACAGACACTGAAAGAGCACAAGATATTGTTCTTGCAGCAGAGATGGATCTGCCCTCTTCTTTTTCAAAAGCCTCTTGTATTTGGGAATGTGGAGGCACTGGATCTGGAGCTTGGTTTGGTATATCAGAACAAAGTGGTGCTTACTTTTTAAGATTTAGAGCTGGTGATGGATCAACTAGCAGTAATACTACGAGTAATAGTCTTTCCATTGCTCAAGTTGCAGTCTCAACTTTACCACAATTTTTTGATGGAAATACTCACACAGTTGTTTGGGCGATAGATAGGAGTATTGGTAAAACTGAAATATACATAGATGGTCAACTTGTTGCTGAGGGACAAACATCTGACGGAAGTTCAGTGGCTTGGGCTGGATCTGCTACTGGTGGTTTTGGTACTGGAAATGGTACTCCTGCTGGTGGTGATTCAGATGATGGTTCTACTCAACTTCAATCTAGTGATGATTTTACTGGAACAATTCGTAGTGATCTACGAATGTATAAAAATGAATTTATTGCTACGCAAACAAACTCAACACAAACTGGAACTGCCAAAGTCATACCAACAGGTGCACAAGGTTCTGGACAAATTGGTGATGAAGTTACAAGACCACAAGGTATATTTGGTGTAACTGGTGTACAAGCCACGGGTGCTATTGGACTATTTGAAGCAGCAGGACAAACAATCGTATCTCCTACTGCTGCTGGAGCAACTGGTGCAGTTGGCAATACAGTTGAAACTGGTGGTGCTAAAGTTACAACAACTGGAGTGGCTGGAACTTCTGCACTTGGAGACGAGGGAACAACTGCTGGATCATTAGTCGTTGAAACTGGATTATCTGGAACTTCTGCTCTTGGTACAGTAATTGCTCTTCCATCGATAGAGCCAGTGCCAACTGGTGTTTCTGCAACAGGTGGTATCGGTACCGTTTTAGCAGCAGGAGGTGCTAAAGTTGTAGAGGATGCTATCACTGGCACTGTTAACTTAGGTGATGAAGCAGTTAGTGCTGGAGCAAATGTTTCTGTTACTGGAGTTAATGCTACTGGCGGTCTTGACACAGATTCAACATTAGTAACATTTATTGTTACAGTTGTTGGTGGCAATCCATCTGATCATCCTTACTACAATCAAGGTTCAACAAACAAGTATGCAATAGGTGGAAGCACTGCCTCTGCTGATGTTGTTCTTACTTTAATAGAAGGTAGAACATATAGGTTTGATCAATCAGATAGTTCAAATAGTGGTCACCCTATAGCTATTTATGAAGATGCTAATAAAACAACACAGTATACCAGTGGTGTTACAACAAACGGAACTGCTGGAACTGCGGGAGCTTATACTGAAATAACAGTCCCAATTGGTGCTCCAACATTATTTTATCAATGTACCAATCACGCTCTGATGGGAGCACAACTGAATACAGATAGTGCCACTGGCACTGTCGTAACTGGAGGAGCAGGAGTAAGTCCAACAACAGTGGCTGGCACAACTGCGTTAGGAGAAGAAACAATTGATTTAACTTTAATTGTTTCTACCACGGGAGTTTCTGCAACAGATGGCATTGGAACACTTGCCATAGTGCCTGAATGTGTGGTATCTTTAACAGGAATTAGTGCTACTGGTGCTACTGGTGAGGAAATAATCTATAGCTTGATTATTCCAAACCAAACAGCTAATTGGATAGAAACGGCGGCTTAATAAAAGGAAAGTAATATGGCTAGTACATTTGTAAATAATTTAAGACTTGAGGAAATGGCGACTGGAGAACAGTCGGGTCAGTGGGGTACAAAAACAAATACTAATTTAGAACTTATAGGTGAGGCACTAGGTTTTGCTACTATCAATATATCCTCTGATGCTGATCAGACAGAAACTGTCGCAGATGCTTCATCAGATAGTGCTAGAGCTATATATATTAAAGTTACTTCTACTAGTTTATCTGCTACTAGAACATTAACTATTGCACCAAACACTATCAAAAGACTGCATATTATTGAGAACGCAACCACAGGTTCTCAATCCATAAATATATCTCAAGGTTCTGGTGCAAATGTAACAATAGCTAATGGCACTACCAAAGTTGTGTATTTAGATGGAGCAGGTTCTGGTGCAGCAGTAGTAGATGCTTTTGCACATTTAGCCGCCGTAGATTTGACAGTAGATGATGATCTTATTGTTAGCGATAATGTGACGTTGAAATCAGATAGTGCAGTTTTAGGATTTGGTGCTGACACAGATACGACACTAACACATACAGATGGAACTGGACTCACTCTTAATGGTACAAACAAACTAACATTTGGTGACGCTGCAAGTTTTGTGCAACAATCTTCTGATGGTGTTTTAAGAATAGATGGTGAAGCGACTATTGACATGAACGCCTCTACTGCTGTTACAGTTAGTAACGATCTTAAATTAAATAGTGATGCAGCAGTTTTAGGTTTTGGTGCCGATAACGATGTTACATTAACTCACGTTGCAGATAGTGCATTACTTTTAAATGACGCTATTAAATTAACCTTTAGAGACAGTGCATTGTCTGTAAGTTCAAGCTCAGATGGTAAACTTGATATTGACGCAGACTCAGAGTGTGAGATTACTGCACCAACAATAGATTTAACTGCTTCAACTAAAGTCACAGTTAGTAATGATGTAGAAGTTACTGGTAGATCCGTTGGTGTAACAGTAACAGCAGAAAA